TGCCATTCATCATGGATGTTAGCTACAAATTTATATGTAATGTTATTTAGTTTTAATACATCATCTAATATTACTAAAGCTTTCTTCATAACAATAGCACCTGCTCCTTGTAATAAAGTATTCAAAGCTGAGTGTTGGTTACGAACATAAAGCTTCCTGCCATCTAATCCTTTGAGATATTTTTTTGCTGAAGCTCTTTGTACTCTGTCTCTAAGAGACTTAAATGTAGGCTTATTATCAAAGAAATATTGTCTAGCTCTCTTACCATCTGCTGTACTTCCTCCGACCACTTTGCCAAGCTTCTCATCTCCTGCTCCGTACATGAGTGCATAGATGAATGTCTTTGCCTTATCTCTTGATTCAAGTTTTGCAAGTTGTTGATTAGAGGTGTGTATGTCTCCATTAATGATTTCATTTGTATACTCCTTGTCAGCCATGTAATGAGCCAACATTCTTATTTCTAATCCACTAGCGTCTACACCTAGCAGTACGTTACCTTCGTCCACAATCCAACAAGCTCTACACTCTTTACCATAAGGACTATGAGAGCTAGGAACTTGTGCCATGTTAGGACTTCTATGTGTCATACGTCCGGTGATAGCACCATTGGGTATAACAAAACCATGAACCCTTCCATCATCTTCAGTAGCTTCTATCCAAGAATCAATCTGGGCTATACGCTTTTGAAGTAATAAGAATTGTGCTATAAGATTAGCTTCATGTATGTGTGTGATTTGTGATAGAGTTTTCTCATCTACTATAGGCTGACCCGTAGGTGTGAACCTGTCAGGTTTCCAACCAAAGTCAATAAGATATTCTCCAATCTGTTTACGACTACCTAAGTTAAAGTCAACTAACTGTTGTCTCATAAACGGATTCATATTCTGTGTAGATATACATCTGTCATACTCGTCATCAGTAAGACCACGTTTAGATAACTGTCCATCTTTCTTTATGTAAGGTGTTACTAATTTATCATCGACCCACTTAGGTTTAAAGGTAGCATGTACCTCATCTTCTATTGCTTGTTTCTTTTCTCTAAGTTCAGCAAGTAATATTAAACCATGTTCAGTATTAAACTTAAATCCATTTGACTCTTGTTGTTTAATAATATCAGCTATCCTTTGTTCTATAGTTATACACTCTTTATCAAAACCTTTGCTTTCTTTTCTAAGATGTTCTAAGACAGCAGTATTTAACTCTACATCACGAACACAATAGTCTAGCATTTCTTCAGAGTAATTTAAGTAATCAGAAAATTCTATCTTGTGATAGCCTAACTTATATCCCCACTTCTCTAAGCTATGTCCACCTTCTCTAGAAGGATTGAATAGTCTAGACAATACAAGGGTATCTATAACAGGAATACTAGATAGGTTTACATTACTAAACTTATGTACCATTGGTATATCAAAGCCTATAATATTATGACCTATCAAAGTATCTGCTGTTGTTAAGAAGTCATATCCTTCTTGCAACCTATCAGGTGTAAACTTAAATATCTCTTTAGTGTCTACATCTTGTGCAACGATACAGTGTATCTTAGTCGCTTTCAAGTCATCTGTTTCTATATCAAATACTAATTGCATTAAAATGCCTCCTCTAGTCCATCATCAAATTCTATATCACTATCACTAATCTCTGATAGTCTACCAGTTTCGCCATCATAAACAACCCTTGCTGCCAGTCCTACATCACCTGTGTATCTTGATTTAAGAACACGTAGTCTTGTAGTCCTCGCTTCCTCTGGGTCATCTGCTTGTTGGTTACGTTCTAATGCTATCACACAATCACTAAGTTGTCCAATACTATTTGAACCTCTAAGATGAGATAGAGAAACCTCTATACCATTCTCATGTCCTTTGTTACCATCAACTCTACGTAAGTGTGAAACTAAAATGATACCAGCACCTGTCTCTTCTACCAAACTTCTAAGTCTAGTCATGATAGAATCAATAGCTCGTCTCTCATCTCCATCATGTACAGCACTGACTAACATATGTAAATGGTCAATGACCACCCACTTGCAATCACATCCTATAATCATAAAGCGAAGCTTAGTAAAGATGTCATCAATGTCGTTGGTTCCGAAATGGGAATGTACCCAAACTCTGTTTCGGTTGTCACCATCGTATAGCATATCAAACATCTTATCAAGTTCTTCTCTAGAAAACTTCTCACGTTCTTGGTCAACGTATAGTCTAGCGTTAGCTTCAATAGATAAGATACCATCAATGGTTCTTCTCCAATCTTCTTCTAGTGCTATGATACCTACGTTGTCTTCAGTATTTTTAATAAGATGATGTTCAAGTTCTCTAGTTACACTAGACTTACCAAGACCAGTACCACCTGTAAGTGTTACTAGTTCTCCTGCTCTAAGTCCATATAACTTTTTGTTTAGTCCTTCATAAGGATAAGGGACACTCTTTTTCTTCTCACGATTATGGAACTTCTCTTTCTGTTCGGAAACATTTATAACACCAGAGGGTGTATAAACTTTAGAAGCCCACCAAGATTCGACAAACTCCTTGTGTCTGTTTGAACGAAGCATATCGTTAGGGTCTTTGAAGCCGTGAGGTAGTGTAAGTATCTTAGCCTTTCCGGGTTTGAAAAGTCTAGCAACTTTAATAGCTGCTTCCTTACCTGCCTTNTCATTATCNAAAGCTACGATAACATTTTCAAACTCATCAAAGAACTCTAAGCTTTCCTTNATATCTTTTACTGCTCCCTGTGCACCACGCTTGATAGATACTACTGCCCACTTAGAACCTAGTAGTTCATAAGCTGACATAGCATCACACTCGCCTTCAGTAATGGTGACATACTTGCCACCCTTAAATAATTGTTGACCAAATAAACCTGTATCGTTGTAAGTTCCAGAGACAAAGAAGTCTTTAGATATTACGTTGCGACATTTAGTAGCTGATAGCTCGTGTCCATTGTAGTATGGGTAAAAATGTTTAACTACATTACCTTGTAAGTCATGTACACATTTAACTCCATACTTGGTGGCAGTAGCTTGGTTTATCTTTCTGTCTGTAAGAGCAGAAAACTTACCTTCATTTACAATGTCAGGTTGTTTAGCCTGTGTTGTTGTTGCTGTTTGCATATCCTTTCCTCCACATGCGTTAGTATAACTGGGCATAAACTCACCACAGCTGAAACACTTTGCTGAATCATCTTCGTTGATTCCAACAGCATCACTGCTATTACAAAGTGGACAGGGTTGATGTAGTTTATCCCACGTTTTATCCATGTTAGCCCTCACCACTAACTAAGATTCGTCTGTTGAATCTTCTGTTAAGTCTTCTTCTACATCTACTTTCTTTTCAAGAGGTTCTACTACTGTTTCTAGAACAGCTTCGTCAGAACTTTGAAGTAGTATTTGTAGATTGTTTTGGTGTGTTTCAGAAGCATAGTTAAGTGCTTCAACCATAACATTTAATGTACCTATTTTACTAATGATAGTATTGGCGTTGCCTTTATTGGCATCATCTTTTATCATAGAAGTATCATAAGTAACTGTACCATCATCATTTCTAATAGTAATAATCATATTAAAATTCCTCGTTGTCTGAACTTGCTTCAGAGTATTCTACTAAATCAGTAACCTTCACAGCTATTAACTCTGCAAACGTACCATACTTACCTGTATAGGGTTTAATCTTTACAGTAACACCGGAGCCATTACCAACATTAACATCTAAGTCTGTGCCTTCTGCATCAACTAACTTAGGTGCTGGATTGGTTGTCCCGTCATGCTTCTCTACTTTTCTACTGAATGAGAAAGCAGGTTCATCATACTTAGGTTGACCATCTCTAGTCCTTACCTGTGATAAGCCAATACCCTCTAATCTAGTAGCAGTATCCGTATCTGTCAACACCACTATTCCATACTTATGTGGTTCAAACTTAGTGTTTGGTGTGCTGACATTAGCCCACATAGCTGTTCCTTCTATATACTCATACATATAATTCCTCCATTGGTTGTATTAAGTTTTGCCATTATAGCACAGTTAGACTTTCTTGTCAAGTCTTTTCTGTCTTCTTCTTGCATTGTTTCTATCCCTTGTAAATTGAATAGAGGATTGCAAGTCTTCCCATAGCTCATCAAGAGCTTGTTTCTTTTGTTCTTTATTAAGTCTTGTAGTAATTTTTATATCAGACTTCTTAGGTATCCAAGTATCCCAGTATGCTTTGTCCATGTCTGTCCATGTCCAAGCTATCTGCTTGTCTAGTGTTGTTGATTTAAAATATAGATTCATAGTAACCCTCCGATAATTAAGGGGTACTTTAAAGTGATACCCAGCACTCGAACATTATCTTTTATAGACACCGAACGACTGTCTTTCTACAAGGGAAGGTAATCGGTTTAGTTCTCATCCCATTTCAGCTACAACTTTAATAAGTGTTGCCACCTCTAAAGATTTTACAGTAGCTCGAACACCTTGTAAAACTTTTAATATACTTTACAGGATAGGTAGGTACATAGTTTGGTGGCGACCCATTAACAGAGTTATATATCTCTGCACCAAT